ATCTGATACAGCGGTTTGGACTATACCAGGAATCGGAGCAGCACCAGGTACTGGAGCTAACGATCCTACAAACTATGATCCTCAGTTAGATGCTAACTCAGGAATTTTGTCAGCTCTTAGAGTTGGACAAACAATTATGATCTCAAGCAATGCAGCAGGATCTAACAATACCAATAAAGCGGTTATCACTGTAGCACCTACATCAGCTAACCCTAACGTATTCACAGTAGCATACTATGAAGGCGGTGGGCAAACTATGGCGGCTGCAGTAGCATGTGACATCTTTATCTACGGTTCTGAATTTAATAAAGGAACTAACGGTATGGACGGATCTCTTGAAGCTGATAGCTCAATCTTTGACAATAAGCCAATTATTATTAAAGATAAGTATTCAGTATCAGGTTCTGATATGGCACAGATCGGCTGGATCGAAGTATCAGGCGAAGATGGCGTAAGCGGATACCTATGGTATTTAAAGTCTGAGCATGACACAAGATTGAGATTTGAAGATTATATGGAAACAGCTCTTATTGAAGCTGTACCTGCAGACGCTGCGTCTGGAGCAGGTGGTTACTTCCAAGGAGTAGCTGCAGCTGCATCAGCAGCAAACCTTAACGGTTCTGAAGGTGTATTCTATGTAGTAGGTCAAAGAGGTAATGTATTCGGTGGAGGTAATCCAACGACTCTTGCTGATTTTGACAGTATCATCCAAAGATTAGATAAGCAAGGATCTATCGAAGAAAATGTAATTTTCGTAAATAGAAACTTCTCATTTGATATTGATGATATGTTAGCTGCACAGAACTCTTACGGAGCTGGCGGTACTTCATATGGTCTATTTGATAACGATGAAGAAATGGCATTGAATCTTGGATTCTCTGGCTTCAGAAGAGGTTATGACTTTTATAAGTCTGACTGGAAATATCTAAACGATCCTACTATGAGAGGTGGTTTAAATGCAGGAGCAATCAATGGACTATTAGTTCCAGCTGGTTCTACTACAGTATATGACCAAATCTTAGGTAAGAATGCTAAGAGACCTTTCTTACATGTTAGATATAGAGCTTCTGAAACTGAAGATAGAAGATATAAAACTTGGATTACTGGTTCAGCTGGTGGTGCAAGAACATCTTCATTAGATGCAATGGAAGTAAACTTCTTGACTGAGAGAGCTGTTTGTGTCTTAGGAGCAAACAACTTCTTCTTATTCCAAGATGCTTAATATTACTCAATGATTAGGGGAGGATTTACTTTCCTCCCTTAATTATTATAATTAAAATTTAAATTAAATAAAATGAAAAAAGTAAAAGAAAAATACGTAGATAAAGCCTATAGATTAAAAAATCATTCGGCTCCGCTGGCATATATGCTGGCATCAAAACACACACGAAGATCTCCCTTATTATTTTTTGATGACGATACTGGACAAAACAGACCGCTTAGGTATGCAAAAAACCAGAAATCTCCATTTGAAGATGAGCAAGATGGTAACGTGGTTTTAGAACCTATTGTTTTTGAAGATGGTCTGTTAGCAGTGCCAAGATCAAATCAAGTGTTACAAAAGTTTTTATATTATCATCCTTCAAACGGAAAAGTTTTTGAAGAAATAAATAGAGAGAAAGATGCAATGCAAAGCTTATCTTTTATTGAAAGAGGTATTGAAGCTCAAGCTATTGCAAAAGATTTAAAAGGCGATAAATTATATTCTGTAGCCAGAGTAATGATTGGAGCAAGTGCTGATAAAATGTCAACTCCTGAAATAAGAAGAGACATTTTACTTTATGCACAAAATGATCCAGAAGATTTCTTAGATACTGTAAATGATCCTATGTTGGAATTGTATGATGATACAGTTCAGTTTTTTAGTAAACATTGGCTTGTTCTAAAAAATAGTGGCAAAGATGTATATTTTAATTTACCAAAGAACAAACAAAAAATATTAAGTGTTCCTTATGGTGAAGATCACTACTTTATTATGTCTTCTTGGTTTCAAGGTGATGATGGTATAGAATCATATAAGTTACTAAAAAAACGCTTAAAGAATAAAGATTAATAATTCGTACATTTACAGAATTGTTTAACCATAAAATTTATATTAACATGGCAAAATTTTTATCAATCCCTGTAACTGATGAGCAAAAACAATTAGTTAGTGCTGATGGCGTTATTCTTTTAGAACAAGCGTCTACAACTACTGTTGTTATGACTTATGCATCTGCTAAAGTTGTAACTGTTACGCATGCTGCGTTGGGTGCAAATGTTGAATCAATGAGAGACTATTTACAAGACTCTATTGTTTTCGCACAGCAACAACCATGGCATCAAGTTAAGTATGAGTGTGACGCATTACCTGTAGCGGTAAGCGGCATCGGAGTAGCTTAATTAGTAGCTCATTATTATTTAGTGAAAGGGGGTAAAAAAAATTACCCTCTTTTTTTTTTGTTATCTTTGTCTAAAGATTTAATGGATGATAAACTCAGTAAGAAATACAGTATTAGCTGTAGCTAATAAAAACAATTACGGATACATTTCTCCTCAAGATTTTAATTTATATTGTTTACAAGCTCAAATGGATTTATTTGAGGATTATTTTTATCAATATAATAATTGGATTAATAGAGAAAATGCACGTACATCAGGTACTGGATATGCGGATATAGTAAAAGGTTTAGAAGAAGTTATAGATACTTTTTCAGTGTCAGCTTACTTAGCTCAACCAGTAGCTAACGTAAATAATATATACACATTACCAGCTGATTACTATTTAATAAATAAAGTTTTTTATTATCCTACGCTAAAGGTAAGTGGTACAACAACAGGAGTAAATGGTTATGAGCTGATTGATGCTAATCAAACTTTTACAACTTCAGTAGCGGTAGGTGATTTAATTACTAATACCACAGATAATACTTCTGCTTACATCACAGCTATTACCAATGACACAACTTTAGTCATTAGTCAAAACATTATGGCAAATGCAGAAACATATAGTATATATGATAAGAACAATATTACTCAAGTAGAAAGAGTAAATCAAAATAAAATATTTATGTTGACGAGTTCTAATTTAACTGGACCGTCAAATCAATACCCTGCTTATGTTTTAGATGGTATAAATATTACTGTTTATCCTTCAACGATAACTTCAGGAGGTGCTATACAAACACAATACATAAGATACCCGTTAGCTCCAAACTGGACATATTTAACAACATCAGGTAATGATCCGATTTTTAATTCAACAGCTGCGGATTTTCAAAACTTTGAATTACCAGCATCTGATGAACCTAATTTAGTAGCTAAAATATTACAATACATTGGTATTGAAATAAGAGAAAAAGAGGTTTATAATTTTGGGGTTACAGAAGAATCTATAGATACACAAGAAACAAGTTAAGATGACATATATAAACCAATATCAATATTTTTATAACAGTGGTAACAACCCTGAAGATGCTAACAGAGGATCATATCAATATGTTTCTTTGCAAGACATAGTAAACAATTTTATGCTTATGTATGTTGGAAACCATGAGCTTCTTAACAACCTAAGCAGGTATCAAGTTTTATTTCATGCAAAGCGTGGCATTCAAGAGTTGAATTACGATGCAATGAAAAACATAAAAATATTACAGTTAGATGTAGGTAATGAACATAGATTTATATTACCTTCTGATTATGTAAACTGGGTTAGAATATCACAATGGAAAGATGGTTTATTGTTTCCATTATCAGAAAACATACAAACTAATTTTGCAGAAGCATACTTACAAGATAACAATGCAAATATTTTATTTGATCAAGATGGTAATGCATTATCACCACAGGATTCAGAAGTAAGTTTAGCACAGATGGCATCAGCTCCAAGAAGTATTTATTTAAATCCTGGCAGTCCACTTAACGGTGCAGAAGGCTGTTGTATTAATGGAAAATATTATTTTGACTTTAGTGTTGGTGCAAGGTTTGGATTAAATACAGAAACAGCAAATCAAAACCCTACATTTAGAATAGATAAATCGGCTGGAGTTATAAACTTTAGTTCTTTGTCAGGAAGCACATCTATCGTTTTAGAATATATAGCTGATGGAATGGAAAACGGAGATGATTCACTGGTTAGCGTAAACAAATTATTTGAAGAATATTTATATGCTTATATTAAATTCGCCATTTTAAATAGCAGGGTCGGAGTTCAAGAATACATTGTTAATAGAGCAAGAAAAGATAAATCTTCTTTATTAAGAAATGCAAAAATTAGATTAAGTAATATACACCCTGGCAGACTCTTAATGAACTTAAGAGGTCAGAATAAATGGATAAAGTAATATGGCATTAGTAAATACCAATTTCATTTTAGGACGAATGAACAAGTCGGTAGATGAAAGACTTCTACCGCCTGGTGAGTATGTTGATGCTATGAACGTACGACCGGGATCTACAGAAACTACTGAGGTTGGTGCTGTAGAAAACACTCGTGGTAATTTACCATTAACTACATTACGTTTTGGAAATCAAAATCTTTCTACGCAAGCAACATGTATAGGAGCTTATGCAGATGACGCAAATGAAACTATGTATTGGTTTGTCCATGATCCAGCAAACGCAGTTGCGCCTGGAGGTATAGTAGACATGATAGTTTCTTTTAATACAGAAACAACCTCTTTAAGATACCATGTAGTAACAGCAGCTGGTAATGCAGCTAACCCTTCTACTCTAAATTTTGATCCATTGTTTTTAATAAACGCTGTCAATAAGATAGAAGACTTGTTGTTTTTTACTGATGATAAAAATCCGCCAAGAAAAATAAATGTAAAACGAGCTTACACTCTTGCATCGAATGCAGGAGTCGATGGTATAGTTGATGAAGATTTAAATGTTATTGTAAAAATACCAGGTTTTGAAACAGGGTCAAGTACATACACACCTTTACCAGCACCTTCGCTTGAACTATTACAAGTAGCTGGTGGAGAAAATTATTTAAAGGACAGGTTTTTAAGCTTTGCTTATAGATACAGATACTTAGATAATGAATATAGTGCTACGTCATTATTTACTAATCCAGCTTTTCAACCAGGAGATTTTAAATTTGACACCAAAAATTTTAACAATGCAGGTATGGTTAACTCCTACAATGCAGTTAGAATAGATTTTGGTACAGGTAGTAGCAGAGTAAAACAAATTGATTTATTATATAAAGACTCTAACACTAATAGTATTTTTGTTATCGAAAGGTTTAAGAAAAGTGATTATGGGTGGGCAGATGATACTGTACAAAGTTTTACTTTTACAAACAGTAAAATTTATTCACAACTTGGAGCTGACGAATTATTACGTTTATATGATAATGTACCTAAAATAGCTAAAGGTCAAACTATTATGGGTAATAGATTAATGTTCGGTAATTATACTGATGGTTATGATATTACTAACGCAAACGGTCAAGATATAAGTATTGATTTTTCTACTGAACTGTTGGCTAATCGTGTAGACTTTTTAGAGCTGCCAATAGGTGTACCATCAAACGGTACCACTTACTCTGTAGATCCAGTAGGCGGTGGTGTAACAGCAACAAATGCGCTGATGACATTTAATTTGTCAAATATAGCTACAAAATTAAAAGCAGGTAGTACACTAACTCTTGATTTAAATCTTAAACATCAAGGCCTAAGCGGTACAACTACTCAACAGTGTTACATTGATAATGTAAATTTTGAAAATGCTAATTTCAGTTTATCTGTAGAAATAACATTAGATCAAGATTATACTTCAGTATACGACTTATCTATAAGTACATTGTTCAAAGACGCAATAGGATCTCAAAACTTTCAGACAATAGCTCAAGCATCAACTGGTAGATCATTTACAGATCAGTTTAATGCTACTGTAGTTGCACCAGCTATAAACTGTACGTTTACAAAAGAAAACAGTGGTATAACATCTTCATCTACTCAACAAGGTTTTTCTATAACATCATCTCCAGGTAGTAATAATATAGGAATACAAACAATAGCTATACAATATAGAAGTAATACTGGACCAACAAACATGTATGAATATTTTAGAATAGTTTCTGGTACAGCTTTTTTTACAAGTACGTTTGATACTTCTTCTTTACATAGTAATAGAGATTACGAAACAGGTATAGTATATATGGATGAGTATGGTAGAGCATCTACAGTACAGGTTTCTGAATTTAACACGATTTATATACCGCCTGAAAACAGTGTTACTCAAAATAAAATATTAGCAACAATAAATAGTTTGCCACCTTCGTGGGCAACAAAATATAAATTTGTTGTTAAACCAAACAAAGGAGATTACAATATAGTTTATACAAATTTCTTTTATACAAGACCATCAGACAATATGGTGTTCTTTAAGTTAGAAGGAGAAAATCAAAATAAAGTAGAGACTGGAACTAAATTGTTTGTTAAAACAGATGTGACAGGACCTCTTGGCACAGTGGTAGAAGCAGAGGTTTTAAATGTGTCCGGTCAATCAAGAGACTTTTTAGCAACTGACAATGAGCTTGGGCAAGGTTCAAACCAGTTAGCTGGTTTATATATGGAAATAAAACCCTCTGGTTTTTCCGCAACTATTCAAGACGATTCTCTTGTTGACAATGGAGTTAAAAAATATGCAAGTGCCAGAAATAGTATATGTAGACATAAGTTAGGGTATCCATTATTTACTTTTACTGAACCAAGTACAGGTACTTATGTTACCACTAATTATAGTATACCAGCTGGTAGTGTAATAGATATAAGAATAAAACAAAAAAGAAACAGAAGATCATCAGGTTGTGAGGGGTATCATTTTGAATGGAATCAAATATTTACCGCCTCTGCAGATTATACTGACTTTAGAGCGTGGTGGGTAGGAGATAATGTAAACCCTGGTAATGCGAGTCCCGGCCAACTCGAAGGAGATCAACAAATTTTTTACAACACAACTGTAGGAACTCCCAATGGAAACTTCAATGGAGATAACACAGATTATGGAGGGCCAGGAGGTATTGCTGCTTCAGCATTTTGCAATGGCTTTGCTACAGAAACATTTCAGTTTTTACAAGCTACACCCGGAGATGTAAACTCTCCTCTATATTTAGCACTTGTATCTGGTGTGCCTGGTTGTAATGCAAAACTTAACAATAGAATAAGTATAGAGATTATTGTAACTCGAGCAAATAGTTTAGTGGTTTTTGAAACTGAACCAGCAGAAGTGTCAGCCGAATTTTACTATGACTCTGCTGAAGCTTTACCAATAACTAATGGGTTTCATATAGCGGGTAGTGCAGATGAATCACAAAATCAAACTGCAAGTCAACCAGCTGTTGTGCCTTTACCTTTTATGGATTGTTTTACTTTTGGTAATGGTGTAGAAAGTTTTAAGATAGAAGATAACATAGCCACCAAAAGTGTGGTAATAGGTCAAAGAGTTTTAGGTGTATCTGCTGAAGATTTTGCAGAAGCAGACAGGTTCGCTGATATAACTTATAGTGGAGTATATAGTAGTAATTCGGGCGTTAATAACTTAAATGAATTTAATTTAGGTTTACAAAATTTTAAAGAATGCGAAACAAGCTTTGGACCTATACAAGTATTACATGGTAGAGAAACTGATATACTTACATTACAAGAAGATAAAATATCATATGTATTAGCGTCTAAAAATTTAATTAGTGACGCTGCTGGTGGAGGTGCTTTAACAACTTCAACACCAGTTTTAGGTACGCAAATAGCAAGAACAGAAGAATATGGTATTAGTTTTAATCCAGAAAGTTTTGCGCATTATGCGGATAGCTATTACTTTACTGACGTTAAAAGAACATCAGTTATACAATTAAAAGGAAACTCAGTTAACGATCAGCTAATTGTTATATCAGAAGATGGTATGAGATCTTGGTTTAGAGATGAGTTTCAATTAGGATTAGATACACAAAAATTAGGTGGTTACGATCCATATATGGATGAGTACGTGTTGGGAATGAACTGTATACAAGTTCCTACACCACCGGTAATTTTAGCTTGTGGTTCTGTAGTGCATCAAGACGCTACTACTACAGCAAAAACTTATACAATAGACTTTGGAACTATCGTAGATACTTCTACAAAAATAGAATATGTAATAGCATCTGGAACTGTTAATATAAATGTAAATTGGAATGGCACTAATACAACTTCAGGTAATGTTACCGGAAGCGGTTTCTTTAGTTTTAATAAATCTCAGGCAGCACCTACGACCGCAGTTATAACTGTAACCCCAGTAGGAGGAGCTGCAGAGTTTGATATTACACCGACCTGTCCTACTCAAGATCCTATAACTATTGTTAAATGTGTTATAAATTCAGTACAAGACAGTGGTAAGTTTATACACGTAGAACATCAATGGAATGATTCTACTATTGTAAGTCCTATTGATTCCGTCTCTGCAGAACTGGGGAATAGTAACCTGTTGTTTAGCACATTTAATTCACAAACAGGATTTAGATCAAACGGTGTCTTTCCATACGAAGGAGTTACTGTTACAATGAGAATTAACAAAATAGGTTTTGACGATTACAATTGGTCTTTCCCTGATGATAACATGAGATTCTTATCAACGAACACTGCATATGCAAATAATTTATCAGACGTTCAAACATTATTAAACTTGTCATCAACAATACCAAATGCACAGGTGCAACAACCTTCGTCAAATTTATACAAAGCATCTGTAAATTCTACAACAACGCCAGCTTTAAACCTACCAACTTCAAATAGTTTCTTATATTTGATTTGGGATTTAAGAGATATTGGCGCACAAAAATTATGTTATGATGCAAGTTCTGCATCTGATGCATGCTGTACTTGTACATGGCCTTGTGTCGGGTTTGCAGCTGGTGATGTAGCAGCGACACACGCTGAAGCTTGTCAGCAACCATTAAGTAATACTTATTATCATAGTGGATTAAATGCATTACCTGTTGTAAATGATTTAGTATATAGCAACAGCACGTGTGAAGGAAACAATAGCGGTGCCGCTTCTCCTTT